GCTCGGCGCCTACGTGACGCTGCGCCTGCACACCCGCATGCCGAAGATCACCGCCAAGCTCGCTGCCCGCCACGACGAGCTCGGCCGGGGCCAGTGCCTGTCGGACGCCGAGTGGATGATGCGTGCCGACGACGGCGGGATCGACGCCGCCGTCGATCGGGTCGACCTGCAGCGCTGGGCGGATCTCGCCGAGCTGACCTCGTCGATGCGTTGGGGTGTCGAGCACTACGCCTTCCACGGCTCACCGCGCGACCGGGGCCTGTGGTACGACGCCGCCCGGCTCGGTCTGCGGCACATGCGTCTGGCCGCCAAGACCAACCGTCGCCGTGACGACCACTGGACCCGCACCCGGGCCGGCGCGCGTGGGGACGACCACGCCGAGCTGCACCGGCTCTACATCGACGAGGGCCTGACGCTCGCCGAGATCGCCCAGCGCACCGGCCACGGGGAACCGACGATCGCCTGGCGTCTGCGCGCCGGCGGCACCGTGCTGCGGCCGCCCGGCGGGAAGTCCCCCAACCGACGCACGAGCGGGGGTGGGGATGCGACCCGATGAAGCCACCGAGCTCGAGCAGTGGCGGGCCGAAGCGATCGGCCTGCGCATCGAGGTCGGGCTCCTGCGTGAGCTCGTCGTGTCGATGGCGCTCGGCATCGGCCGGGACATGCTGCCGGACAGTGAGCGCCGGCTGCTCGACGAGATCGTGGGAGGCCCGTGATGGATCTCAGCAGGTTCGTGACCGACGAGCCGCCGCTGCCGAAGTACGGGCCGAAGGTGTGGGAGCGGCGCTTCGAGCAGGTCATCGCCCAGGGCCTGACCGGGCAGTGGATCAACGCCACCGAGGCGTGGGAGCTGACCGCCGGGAACGCCAAGTCGGCCGAGAGCGCGGCCGAGCGGTGCGGGGTCACGATCAGCACCCGGGTCCACGGCAAGCAGCTGTACATCTGCGTGAAATGACCGGCCGCCGGCCGATCGACGGCGATCCGGGCGGATGTCCACGGATCGCACGGACCGCGGTCGTATCGTGGCGGCCATGAGCGACAACCCGACCTCCGACCTCGACCAGCCCGATCCCGGCGACGCCGGCGACTACGAGCCCGTCGAGGAGCAGCCCGCCGAACCCGACCGGCCCCAGACGCTCGAGCAGCAGAAGGAACAGGCCCGCCGCGCCCTCGAAGGCCAGGGCGACACCGAGGACGACGACAACCCCGCCTGACCGCCATGGCTGACGTCTGGACGATCGACGTTTCCCGCTGGCAGGGCTGGATCAACTGGCCCGAGGTCCTGGCCGCCGGCGTGCAGGGCGCGTGGATCAAATGCGGGGGCGCGGACGGCGGCTACTACCGGGACTCGCGGTGGCTCGAGAACGAAGCCAACGCCGTCGCCGCCGGGATGCTGTACGGCGCCTACTTCTTCGCCAGCCCCGCCGTGGGCGACGCCGAGTCGCAGGCCCGTTACGCCGTGGATCTCGGGCTGGGTCGGGGCGAGATGGGCTCGGTGCTCGACATCGAGCACAACTCACATGGGCTGTCCCCGGCCCAGCTCGATGCCTTCGGCGAACAGTTCTGCGCCGAGGTCGTCCGCCTCGGCGGCCGGGCGCCGGCCATCGTCTACTCGGGCGCCTACTTCGGTGTCGGCTTCGACGCCGGCCACCCCATCGGCGGCAGGCCCTTCTGGGTGGCCAACTACGGCAGCAACAGCCCGAGCACCACACCGCCCAGCTTCGACCCGCCGGTCCCCGCCGCGTGGGCCGACACCGGCTGGAGCGCCTGGCAGTTCAACTCCACCACGCGCATCCCCGGGATCACCGAGAACACCGTGGACCAGAACACCGTCCGGGAGGCGTTCTGGTCCGAATTGCTGGGCGGCGAGCCGCCCGAGGAGGAGGAGGAGATGGCGACCCGAAGCGTCGTGCGCACCAAGGCCGGATCGCAATGGGCGCAGGCCCGCATCGGCATCTCCGACGAAGCCTGGTGGTCCATCGTCGAAGGCTCCGGGACCGCCCGCCACCTCAAGACGTGGGACGCCGTCACCCAGGAGTGCTTCTGGCTGGGCATCGGCCCCGAGGACACCTGGCTGGTCGACGACGTGTTCATGGCGGAGCGCTACCACTACGAGGTCGAGGACCCGACCGGCGGCGCCACGGCCACCACGGCCTCCGTGGCGAGCGCCGGGGCCTTCGCCGTGGTCCTGGTGGCGCTGCTGTGGATCGGCCTGGAGCTGGCGTTGGCCGCCGACTGGTTTGACCTGACCCAGTGGCAGATCGCCGCCGTCGTCGGCGTGGTCGTGGTCATCGCGGGGCTGGTCGCCGCCTTCATCACCGCCCAGGGCGCCGCCGTGCTGCGCGCCATCCGCCGCCGGCCCCAGGAGGCGGACTACCGAGGCCGGAGCGACCAGCAGCTCCGCCGGGTCGCCTGAACCCGGCCGTTGCAGGCTCGGCCGGGTGTCGCCGGCCCGTAGACGGCCCTGTGGGCGCTCTGGTGGCCCGCCAGCGGGGCCTTGCGCCGGCCGTTCGGCCCGGTGGGCGGTGTGTTGGCGGCCTCCAACACCCGGCGCCGGGGCCGCAGGCCAGCAGACGGCCCTGTGGGGGCTGTGGCGGGTCCTGGGCGGCGCCCGGCGGGCCCGGCCCGGCGTTTCGATCACCCCGGGGGCATAGACCCCGGCGAGAGAGTCGCCCGCCCGTTCCCACGAAAAAAAACCGGCCGCCCGCCCGGAAAACTTTTCGTGAAACCCTCAAGTCCGGAAAGTCAAGACCGGAACCGAAATTCTTGCGTGTGAACGTTGGCACCCGCGGTCCGGCAGGGTGCAGGTACCGTGGTCGCCATGGCTCGCCGGCCCTCGCCCTACGGTCGCCCGTACAAGCGGGAGCGGGCGCGCCTGCTGGCCCAGGGCCTGCACTGTTCGCTCGGCCTGGTGTGCGGTCACCGGGCACTGGCCGACTCGGCCGACCACGACCCGCCCCTCGCACTGCACGACCACCGGCCGGGCTCGGGGTGCTGTCGCCTGCAGCCGGCGTGCCTCGACTGCCAGAAGGTGCAGGGCAAGTTCGTGGCCCGGGCCAAGAAGCTGGGCGCCCGGCCCCCGGTGGCGCCGGCCCCGTCGAGGGTGTGGTGAGCGTGGCCGATGACGTCGAGTCCCCGGTGTGGGAGCGCCTGGCCGACGAGCCGGCCCGGGAGCACGGAGCGTTCCGGATCTTCCGGGACTCGCCGCCGTCGCGGCGTGACATCGCCCGGGTCGCCGAGCAGGTCAACATCTCGGCGCGCCGGGCTCGGGAGTGGGCGGTGCGCTGGGCGTGGCGGGATCGGGCCGAGGCGTGGGACGACGCCTGTCACCGCATCGAGGACACCGAGCGCCTGGAGGCGATCCGGTCGATGCACGCCCTGCACCGTGAGGCCGGGCGGGCGGCGATCACCAAGGCCGTCGACGCCCTCGACCTGCTGCAACCCGACGAGATCCCGGCGACGGCGGTGGCCCGGCTCCTCGAGCTCGGCGCCAAGCTGGAGCGTTCCACGTTGCTGGTGTCGGTCGAGGAGTTGCAGGGCCTCGACGTCGAGGGGCCCGATGGTGAGGATCCGTGGGATCGGATCGCCCGTGAGCTCGACCCGCAGTCGACCGGCACCTGAGCAGCTCACGTCGGGTGGTCCCCGTTGGGGTACCGCCCGGCGCCTGGACCGCCCGACCCGCGGTGGTTTGGACCGTCAGGTGGCGAGACTGTTGGGGTGGGAGCTGTTCCCGTGGCAGGCGCTGGTGGCGGATGTGGCCGGCGAGTTCGATCCGGTGTCGAAGCTGCCGGCGTACCGGTCGGTCGGTGTGGGGGTGTCGCGCCAGAACGGGAAGACGACGTTGATCTGCGCCCGGATCGCCCGCCAGTTGATCCCGCCCCGCCAGACGGTGGCGTACACGGCGCAGGACCGGGCGTTGGCCAGGTTGAAGTGGGCGGAGCACGTCGAGTTGTTGATGGCCACCCCGTTCGCTGACCGGGTGGCGCACGTGGACCGCACCAACCACCGCGAGATGCTCGTCATGGATAACGGGTCCCGGTACATGCCGGTGACCCCGAGCGCGCGCAAGGCGGCCCGGTCGCTGTCGATCGACCTGGCGGTCATCGACGAGGCCCACGCGCATGAGGACATGGGGGTGGTGTCGGGTATCCAGCCGGCGATGGCGGCGAAACCCCACGCCCAGATCTGGTTGCTGTCCAACGCCGGCGACATGCGTTCGGGGTTGTGGCGCCACTACACCGATGTGGGGCGTCTCGAGGTCGACAACCCGGCGTCGACGTTGGCGTGGCTGGAGTGGGCGGCGGACCCCGAGGCCGACGTGTTCGACCGTCAGTCGTGGGTCGACGGGAACCCGTCGCTGGGTCTGCCGGGCGGGGTGATCGAGGCGGCCCTGTCCGATGGTGCGCTCACCATGGACCGGGCCACGTTCCTGCGGGAGCACCTGAACGTGTGGACCGACGCCGACGTCATGTCCGGGATCGACTCGGTGATGTGGGCGGCGTGCCGCAACGACGACGTGTCTCCGGGGACGGACGTGGCGTTGGGCCTGGACTTCACCCCCGAACGCGACCGTGGCGGCCTGGTGGTCGCCGGCGACGTCGACGGCGTCACGGCGCTCGAGGTGCTCGAGGCCGGCTCGGACCTGGAGGCGATCGTGGCCCGGGCGGCCGAGGTGGCGTGCCGGTGGGACTGCCTGATCACCATCGACCGGGGTTCGCCGGCGGCGTCGGCGATCCCGGCGTTGGAGAAGGCGACGGCCCGTGACGACGGCACGCACCGGGTCCGGTTGATCCCGCTGTCGGAGCTGGTGCGGGCGTGCGGCGACTTCCACGACGCCGCCGTGCACGCCCAGGTCTCCCACCGTGGCGACTACCGGCTCACCGACGCCGTGGTGGGGGCGTCGAAACGCCAGGTCGGCGATGCGTGGGCGTGGAAACGGCGCGGGAACGCCGACATCTCGCTGCTGGTGGCCGCCACGCTGGCCCGTTGGGGTGTGGTCGCGGCCCCGGAGACGTTGACGCCGGCGGTCTACTGAAGGCCCGTACCACATTCCTGTGGCCGTTGCTGGCTATCGTGGCGGCCGATGCAGTACGTGACCGAGACCGGACTGGTCGTCACCGACGAGCGGCATCACCGCGCCGGGGACCCGCGGTCATGGCCCGACAACGGGAACGTGCAGCCACCCCCGCCGGTCGGGGCGGGGCCCACGACGTCGGAGGGCTACGGCAACACCCACGTCATGTACCCCGAGACGGTGGGCGCGCCGCCCGTGCAGGCGTGGTCGGGGTGGCCCGTCGAGTGGGCCACCCCGACCTGGGGTGAAGCGGCCGGCGGCCTGGCGGGGATCATCAACCGGGTGTCGACCGTGTTCGGCGCGATCGATTTGAACGCCAGCATCTTGTCGACGATGCCGCCGTACCGGTTGCAGGGTTCGCAGGTGATCGAGGCGACGGCGTGGATGCGCAACCCCCAGCCTGAGGTGTACACGGGCTGGACCGAAGCCATGAAGCAGGTGGTCATCAGCTACTTCAACGGTGAGGCGTTCCTGTGGGCGACGTCCCGATACGCCGATGGCACCGTGCGCTCGTGGGTGATGTTGAACCCGGCGTGGGTCGAGATCGACCTGCACGGCCAGGTGCGCCGCTACACGATGTGCGGCATCGACATCACCGCCGATGTCCTGCACCTGCGTTACTCGTCGTGGCCGGGCGACGGCCACGGCCACGGCCCGCTCGAGGCGCTGGCCTACAACCTGTTCGGCGCCGCCGCGCTGGAGCGCTACCAGTCGGGCCTCGCCATCCGGGGCGGGATCCCCTGGGGGGTTCTGACGGCGCCGGGGAACCTGTCGGCCGAGCAGGCCACGATGCTGCGCGACAACTTCGTGCGGGCCCGCATGTCGTCGATGGGCGCGCCCGCCGTCATGTCCGGCGGGGTCACCCTGTCGCCGTTCACGGTCACCCCGAAGGACATGGCGCTGCTCGAGCTGCGCCAGTTCGACGAGGCCCGCATCGCCACCCTGCTCGGGGTCCCGCCGACCCTGCTGGGTCTCCCGACCGGTGAGGGGTCGCTGGTGTACCAGAACGTCTCGTCGATCCACGACTTCCACTGGCGGGCCTACCTGCGGCCGAAGGCGGCGACGATCATGGAGGCGATCTCCAACTGGGCGCTGCCGTCCACGCAGCGGGTCGAGTTGAACCGCGACGAGTACGTGCGCCCGGCGTTCGCCGAGCGGGTGGCGGGCTGGTCGACGCTGTTCGCCATCCACGACGAAGAGACCGGGGAGCGGGCCATCACGATCGACGAGATCCGCACCGCCGAGCGCCTCAACGGTGTGGTGTCGGAGACGACGGTGGTGGCCCGGTGAGCGACCGCGACGACATCGCCGACGTGCTGGCCCAGGTCGTCGACGTCGGCCCCTCTGCCCGGGAGGCCGATCTCGCCGACGCGGTGTCGCGGCACGTCTCCAACCGGCCCAACCCGACTGGGGGTTCGCCGGACCCGGGGACGGTCGCGGCGCTGCGCGTCCTGGCAACCGACCCACCGCCGGCGGTGGGCGACGGCGCCGGCCTGCACATCGAGGTCGATTTCAACGACCTGTTGGCGGATGTCGGCGAACCCGAGGTGTGGACCATCCTCGGCAAACTCAAGGACCTGTTCGGGAGCACACCATGACCTTTTTGCGGGCCTTCCCCACCGACCTCAAGCGCACGGGTCCGCGTCAGCTCACCGGCCGTCTCGTGCCCTACGACGAGCCGGCCTGGGTCGTGGACGAGCTCGCCGACGGCCCGGACATCTACCAGGAGGGGTTCCGGCCGGGCGCGTTCTCCCGTCAGGCGAACACGACCGAGAAGGGTGTCCTGTCCCGCATCGGGCTGATCCACAGCCACGACGGCGGCGTCGGCTACCTGGGGCCGTTCACGGCGCTGCGGGAGGGCTCCGACGGCCTGTACGGCGAGGCGGCGATCCTGCGCTCGAGGGCCGGCGACGTCGACGACCTGCTCGACTCCGGGGTGCGGGAACTGTCGATCGAGTTCCATCTGCCGCAGAAGGACCACACCGAGGTCGACGGGCCCGGGATCCGGTGGCGGACCCGGGCGCATCTACACCAGGTGGCCCTGGAACCGAAGGGCGCGTACAGCTCGGCGCAGGTGCTCGCCTACCGGGCGCGCCTGGACGAGCAGGCCCAGGAGCAGGCCGAGACCGAATCCGCCGAGGCGGAAGTGGCCCGCCAGCTCGAGGTCGAGGCCGCCGCCCGGCGCCGGCGGTGGGAGGAGCTGGCGGGACGCGCCGAGGTCGAAGCGGCCCGCCAGGCCGAGATGATCAAGTCGTTCGGGGTCACCAAGCCGGGCGGGTTCGGCAGCCTCGCACGCTGAGCACCCACTTCTGCGTTCAGGGCGGTTACGCTGCGTGTCCAGCAGCGGTGACCGTGTTCGCCCCAGCTGCCGGATGTCGCAGGCGCCGCCCGTTGTGAGGCCCGCCCCGCCCCGGAGTCCTGGCCGACTGGCCCGATGCCCCCTAGGACCGAAGGCAATCCCGCCGGCGGTTCGGCTCGACCAGGGAGGCAACCGTGCCCCACGCTCTCGTCGAGGGCTACATCGCCGAGCGCGATGGGCTCGTCAACACCGTCAACGTCCTCAAGAACACCGCCGTCGACCGCCAGGGCGACCCCTCCGATCAGGACCTGGAGGTGATGGAGAAGGCGTACAAGCGCATCGACCGCCTCGACGAGATGATCCGGATCATCGGCGAGGACAAGGCGATGGACGCCGACACCCGCGACAAGCTGCTGGCGCCGACACCGTCACCGGAGCCGGGCGGGATCAGGTACCGCTCGGGCGGCGAGATGGTGTGGGACTGCCTGCACGCCAACTACGGCTCGGCGCACGACCACGAGGACCAGGAAGCCCGGCGCCGCTGGGACCACGTCATGAAGCGCGCCGCCCAGCACATGGGCACCACGGCCGAGGCGACCACCCCGGTGGCGGGCGGCTTCGGGGCGCTGTACGTGGCGCCGGTGGTCGGACCGGTCATCGACCTCGCCCCGCAGGGCCAGCCGTTCCTGTCGGCCATCGGCCGGCAGCCGGCCCCGAACTCGATGTCGTTCTCGCGGCCCCGCATCGTCGACCCGAACTTCAAGACGGGCGCAGGCGTGCAGGCGTTGGAGAAGGCCGAGCTGGTCTCCCAGAAGTTCGACGTGAAGGTCGACACCCTGTCGCTGGCCACCGTCGGCGGCTACCTGAACGTCTCCCAGCAGCTCATGTCGCTGCATCCGACGGCGTGGAACATCATCGTCGGCCAGCTGCAGCGCCGCACCGCGTACGCGGGGGAGGCGGCGGCCATCGCCGAGCTCTCCCTGACCACCGCGCACGTGCCGCTCGCCGCCGGCGCCGACTCGGCCACGACCCTGGCGGCGCTGTTCGACGCCGCGGCGTTGGTGTACCAGAACACCAACCAGCTCCCGACGTGGATCGCCTACGGGCCGCTCGGCTGGGCGCAGCTCGGCTCGCTGACCGACGCCGCCGGGCGGCCGCTGTTCCCGTTCCTGGGGGCCGCCAACGCCATGGGTTCGGCGTCGCTGGGCGACTTCAACCTGGGCCCGCTCGGGCTCCAGCAGATCGTCACCCACGGCATCTCCACGACCGACATCTTCATGGGCAACTCGCTGGCCTTCGAGGCGTACGTCTACAGCTACCCGCTGCTCGAGGCCGTCGAGCCGGCGCTGCTCGGCCGCCAGGTGGCCGTGGCCGAGTCGATGGCCTTCTACCGGCCGACCACCAAGGAGGCCGGCCCGGGCGACGTGCCGCCGGCCGAGCAGAACGGCGCGGTGCGGATCGGTCCGTGAGTCCTCGGGGCGGCGGCCCGGTCATCCCATCCTCCGGGATTCCTCACCGCTGGGCCGCCGCTCCTCACACCCCACGAGGAGACCCTCATGACCGACATCAGCACCCAGTTGCGCCGAGCGGCCGAGGTGTACGCCGACAGCTACCCGCCGGACCTGTGGGGGGGTGGCGGCGCCCCGGACCCGGCGATCACGACGTTGACGCCGTCCACGGCGAGCGCGGCGGCCGGGCCGGTGACCGTCACGGTCGACGGCACCAACTTCGAGCCGACCTCGAAGGTCGAGATCAACCAGGTGGAGCAGGCCACCACCTACGTGTCGCCCACGCGCCTGACGGTCAGCTACGACCCGTCGGCGGCGGGCACGGTGCAGTTCACGGTCCGCAACGCCTCGGACGAGGAGTCGAACTCGGTGCCGTTCACCGTCGCCGCAATCACCGCCACCGACGTGTCGGCCTGGACGGTCGAGGAGGTCAAGGACTTCGTGTGCGACCACCCCGACCTGGTCGACGTCGTCGCCGACTTCGAGCGGGCCGGCAAGAACCGCTCGACGCTGCTGATCTGGCTGGAGACCTTCCACGAGGACTTCTCCCAGCCCGGCCCGGCCGGGGACGAGGACTGATCCCCGGTGGCGTACGCGACCGTCGAGCAGCTCGCCGCCGCCCTCGAGATCCGGGTGACACCGGAGAACTCGGGGCTGCTACGCGAGTGCCTCGACGCGGCGGCCACCGAGATCGACCACTTCCTGGAGTTCGCCCCGATCGTGAACCCCGCCCAGGGGATGATCGTGCGCACCAACGTCAACCGGGCCGTCGAGTGGTTCAAGGCGCCCGCGACCTACAACGGCGGGGTGGGCTACATCGACACCGGAGTCCTGCCGGCGCCGTCGTCGGGTTTCGAGCGTCACGCCGCCGCGCTGCTGCCGTACAAGACGGCCTGGGGTGTGGCGTGAACCTGACCGACGCCCGCGAGAAGCTCGCCGCCGCGCTCGCCCCGGTGGCCAGCACCGACCCGGACGTGCTGGTGTCGCTGGTCGACTCGATCGAACCGCCGGCGTTGATGATCGGCTGGGGCGACCCGTGGATCGAACCCGACACCGTGTGCTTCATGCGGGGCCGTCTGGTCATCACCGCGGTGGCCGCCCGCATGGCGCCCGGCGAAGGGGTCGCCAAGCTCGAGGACCTCGTCAACTACGTCCTCGGCCGGTTGCGGGCCGACACCGGCGCATGGCCACTGGAGCAGGTCGCACAACCCCGGGCGTTCCTGATGGCCAAGACCAACTACATCGCCAGCCAGATCACGGTCCGCACGACCATCACCACCTGACAGGAGCACCCCCATGGCCGACCTCGAGCCCGTCATCCTCGTAGACCCGGAGCTGATCATCTCGGGCAGCTCGCTCAAGTGCGTGATGTCCCACGTCGAGATGACCCCGGACGTGACCACCATCGAGGTGAAGACCGCGTGCGGTGTGCGGGACTACCCCGGCACCATCAAATGGACCCTGAAGGCGACGCTGTACCACTCCTTCGATCCCGAGGGCACCAACGAGGTCCTGACCGAAGCCGTCGAGGGCGGTGTTCCGGTGACGTTCTCGGTGATCCCCTCGGCCGGCAAGCCTGTCTCGGCGACCAACCCGGAGTTCACCGGCGAGCTGATCCCGCAGCCGTTCACGCCGCTGTCCGGTGACGTGGGCGACGCCAGTTCGTTCGACCTCGAGTGGTCGATCAAGGGCTGGACCAACGTGCCGGTCATGAACATCGTCCCGCTTCCCCCGTTGGCCGACGCCACGGCGACGACACGACCGGCCGAGGCGGACGAGCCCAAGGCCGGGAAGGTCGTCGAGCCCGCCCATGCCTGACCAGAACCGCATCGAGTTCGTCGGCCTGGACGAGGCGTATCACGACATGGCGACCTGGGCGTCCCAGCTCGGGCCCGCCGTCGAGATCAAAGCCATGGTCCTCGCCGGTGGGGTGGCGTCGCGCACCGCCGCGCAGGTGCCGGTGCTCTCCGGTGCGCTCGCCGCGTCGGTCAACGTGGCCGCGACCTCGACCGGGGTCGACGTCAGCCTCGGCGCCGGCCTGCCCTATGCGGGCTGGATCGAGTTCGGCGGTTCCCGGGGCCGTCCCCTGGTACCGGAGGGCCGCTACCTGTATCCGACCGCGCTGGCGGCCGAGTCCGACTTCATCGAGCTGGCCGAGGATGTCGCCAACGACACGGCCCGGAGGTTCCCATGGTCCTGACCGACAACGGCTCCATCGACCGGGTGCGGCCGGAGACCCCCGCCGTCGTCAAGTTCGACGCCACCGAGGCCCGACGTGTGCCTTCGCCGGGCACCATGCGGGCGCTCAAGGCCGAGACCGGCCGGGGATGGGACGAGTTGATGGGCGGCGACGCCGATCCCGCCGACCGGTTCCAGACGATGATCTGGATGAAGCTGCGCCGCGAGATCCCCGGACTGACGTGGACGGACTGCGCCGAGATCGAGAGCGAGATCAGCGACGAGACCACCGTGGACCCTACGCAACTCGTCAGGCCCGGCGCCTCCGTGACCTCGCCGGATTCTGCCGTTTCTGGCGGATGACACCTGACGAGGTCTACGCCATGGACGACGACATCTACACGGCGTTCTGCGAGTGGATGCGCGAGGAGAACCGCGCCCGTGAACGGGCCGCCAGGAAGCGCAAGTAGCGGCCATGGCGGGCCCGACGATCGTCGCGAAGTTCATTGCCGACACCCGTCAGCTCTCTGACGAGGTCGACAAGACGACGGCCAGTTCCGGGTCGAAGGTCAAGGAGTTCGCCAAGGACGCCGCCCTGGCCATCGGCGGCGCGTTCGCCGTCGCCAAGGTGGTCGACTTCGCCAAGGAGTCGATCAACGCGGCGAGCGACCTGCAGGAGTCGGCGTCGAAGGTCGGTGTCGTGTTCGGCACCGCCGGCCAGGGCGTGCTCGACTGGGCCAAGAACTCGGCGACGGCCATGGGCATGTCCCAGCAGGCCGCCCTCGGTGCGGCGGGCGCCTACGGCAACCTGGCCGTGTCGCTCGGCCTGCCCCAGGACGAAGCGGCGAACATGTCGAAGTCGCTCGTGGGCCTCGCCGGGGACTTCGCCAGTTTCAACAACGTGCCGGTCGACGAGGCGCTCCAGGCGTTGCAGTCGGGCCTGACCGGCGAGACCGAACCGCTCAAGAAGTTCGGTGTGAACCTCAACGACGCCGCCATCAAGGCCGAGGCGCTGAGCCTGGGCCTCGTGCAGTCGACGGTCGACACCGCGGCGCTGTCGAACGCCCAGGAGGCTTCGGAGAAGGCCGGGCGCAAGGCCGCCGAGATGTTGAAGCTGCACGGCGAGAACAGCGTCGAGTACAAGGACGCCACCCGTGACGCCGAGCAGGCCAGCGCCAAGCTGGCCACGGTCATGGAGGGCAAGGTGCCCGACAGTCTCACCGCGGCGCAGAAGGCGCAGGCCACCTACTCGGCGATCATGAAACAGTCCGGTACCGCGCAGGGCGACTTCGCCCGGACGTCCGACGGGCTGGCCAACTCGCAGAAGATCGCCGGCGCCAAGATGGAGGATCTCAAGGCGAAGATCGGCGAGCAGCTGCTCCCGGCGATGACGGCTATCACCGGCTGGATCAGCGACAAGCTGATCCCCGCCATCGAGTCCCTGGCCAACTGGGTCGACGACACCCTCATGCCCGCCCTCGAAGGGCTGGGCAAGTGGATGTCCGACAACGTCGTCACCGTCGGGTTGTTGGCCGCCGCGTTCGCCGCCTTCACGATCGCCGTCAAGGCCCACGCCATCAGCACTGCGCTCTACAACAACGCGGTCAAGATCGCCACCGCGGTGCAGGCCGCGTGGAACGCTGTGATGGCCGCCAACCCCCTTTTCCTGGTCATCGCCGCCATCGCCCTGCTGGTCGGCGGCCTGGTCTGGGCGTACAACAACGTCGAGTGGTTCCGCGACGCCGTCAACGCCGCATGGGAGGGCATTAAGGCGGCTGCGACGACGATCTGGGACTGGATCCAGACCGTGTTCGGTTGGATCGTCACCGGGATCACCACCTACGTCGACACCGTCAAGTTGGTGTGGACCACCGCCTGGGACGTCATCAAGGCCGTGGTCACGACGCTGTGGGACTGGATTCAGACGATCTTCGGTTGGATCGTCACCGGGGTCCAGACCTACATCAACATCGTGACGACCGTCTGGACCACCGCCTGGGACGTGATCAAGGGGGTGGTTACGACCCTGTGGGACTGGATCCAGACGATCTTCAAGTGGATCAAGGACGCCATCGAGTACGCCCTCGCCGTCATCAGCGACAAGTTCACCACCGCCTGGAACGCCATCAAGGACGGCGTCACATCCGTCTGGCAGTGGGTGACGGAAAAGTTCGACGCCATCACCGGCGCCATTAAGTCGGCCATGGACACCGCAGTCGGGTGGGTCACCGACGCCTGGAACCGGATCAAGGACGGGGCGACCAGCGTCTGGTCGTTCGTGACCGACAAGTTCCAGGCCATCGCCGACTTCTTCCACGGGCTGGTCGACAAGATCGCCGGGACCGCACGGGCCATCGTGGACGCCATCAAGGGGCCGATCAATGCGCTGATCGGCTTGTGGAACGGGCTCGCCTTCGAGATCCCCACCATCAAGATCCCCGAGGTCGACCTCGGGCCACTCGGCAAGCACGGCGGCGGCACCCTCGGCGGGTTCCGCATCGACTTCAACGACATCCCCTATCTGGCCGCCGGCGGCGTGCTCACCGCCCCAACGATGTTCGTGGGCGGCGAGGCCGGCACCGAGATCGTTGCCCCCGAGGCGATGCTGCGCTCGATCGTCGCGGAGGAGTCCCGCGGCGGGAACTTCACGCTGAACATGTACCCGCGCACCGCCAACGCGTCGGATGTCGCCTACGGGTTCCGGCGCCTCGAGATCCTGGCCGGGCTCCCATGACCATGGCCTGGGTGCCCGACGAGGACTGCGAGACGCATGAGTGGCGTTCGGCGGCCGGTGAGACGATCCGGTTCGTGACCCGCATCGAGGCCCAGCAGCGGTTCATGCCGCCTGTCAGCTTGCGCACGGTCGCGGTGCCCCAGACCCAGGGCGCGCGGTTCCGGGGTGCCCGCCACGACGAGCGCCTCGTGACCCTGCCGGTCGTGTTCCCCGGCCCGACCGACGGGCGCGACGAGATCCGCCGCTGGGCCCGGGCCCTGGACCCGGTGAAGGGCGAGGGGACGCTGACGGTCGTTCAGGGCGCCCACCCCGGCCGCCAGTTGGTGTGCGCCTACGAGGCCGGCCTCGACGAGTTCGCCGAAGAGTTCGCGATGCTCGGCCTGGGCACGCTGGCGTTCCACGCCGCGGACCCGTACTGGCAGGACGCCACCGAGCACTCCGACACCGCCACTGTCGACTCGACGACCCGCACGTGGTTCCCGTTCCCGCCGCTGGTGTTGGGCGCATCCGACGTCTTCGCCGAGTTGACCCTCACGAACGACGGTGACGTGGACGCCTGGCCGATCGTGACCGCCTACGGGCCCGGCACCGACCTGACCGCCACCAACGAGACGACAGGGCAGTCCTGGACGCTCACAGGTGACGTCCAGCTCGACATCACGCCGGTCGTCGTCGACCACCGGCCCGGCCACAAGTCGGTGACCTACAAGGACGAGTCGCTGTTCGGGCGGCTCACCGACACGTCGGTCCTGTGGCCGATCGTGCCGGGCGTCAACCGCATCTCGATCGGGTTCGCCAGCGCCGACACCAACAGCTCCGTGAGCTTCACGTGGCGCAACCGGTGGCTGTCGGCATGAGCCGCTGGGACCTGTACGTCACCGACCGCTTCGGCGTTCGCCAGGCGCTCGTCGACCCCTATGAGTCCGCCGAGTTCGTGGCCCGCGTCAACGACGTCACCACCTGGACCGTGACGCTGCCGACCGACACCGCCGCCGGGAAGGTGTTCACCACCGACACGTTCGCCCGCCTCGAGATCGTCCTCGACGCCGCCATCTGGCGCTCCGGGCCCGTCACCAAGGTCCAGCGCAGCGTCGACATCGGCGGCGACACCCTCACCGTGTCCGGCGTCGACGACACCGTGTGGCTGGCCCGGCGTCTCGCCCACCCCCAGCCCGGCACGGCGGCACCGCCGTACGCCACCACGGCCTATGACGTGCGCACCGGGAGCGTCGCCCAGGTCGTCGCCCAGCTCGTCGACGTCAACGCCGGACCCGGCGCGGTCGCAGCACGGCGGGTCCCGGGACTCACCGTCCCGGTGCCGGCGCCGGGCGGGCCGGTCATCACCGTCCAGGCCCGCTGGCAGAACCTGCTCACGTTGGCACAGGACACGGTCCGGCCGTACGCCCTCATGTTCGACGTCGTCGACCTGGCCCTGCGGGTGTATCCCGCCCAGGACCGTGGTGTCGTGTTCTCGGCCGGGCTGGAGACCCTGGCCGGCTGGGCGATGACCAGCGAAGCCGCTACCGCCAACTACGTGGTTGTCGCCGGTCAGGGCGAAGGCACGGCCCGCATGATCCGCGAGCAGGCCGACGCCGACTCGATCGCTTCGTGGGGGCGCGTCGAAGGGTTCGTCGACCAACGCCAGACCGCCGATGTGGCGCAGCTCGACAAGGCGGCCACCGAAGCACTGGCGTCGGGCGTCAAGCCGGTCACGGTCGTGTTCACCCCGATCGACACGCCCGCACAGAGCTTCGGCCACGACTGGGCGCTGGGCGATACCGTCACGGTGGTGGCCGGCGGACTGACCGTCATCGACCAGGTCCGCGAAGTGCACGTCACCCTGGACGATGCTGGGGTCACCGTCACACCGTCGGTCGGACAGGCGGCCGGCGACCTGGCGTTGTTCCGGGCGCTGGCCGGCCTCGACCGCCGGGTGCGCCAGCTGGAGAGGATCTGACCATGGTCGCAATGTCGGTCTGGCCCACGGACGGAGCCGACGGCAGCGTCGCCAACGAGGCCCGCTGGCGCAAGATGGGACGGGTGTTCGCCCCCGACGGCGTGGCGGTCGGCATCGCCAACGAGATGGCGCCCACCCTGGCGCTACCGAACCTCACCATCGCCGCCGGGGCCGTCTGGGTCGACGGCCACTACGCCGAGATCGAATCGGCCCAGGTGCTCACGGCCACCGCCAACGGGCTCGCCGTCGTGCGGTTCGACCCGGCGGCCAACACCGCCGAGCTGGTATGGCGCGACGGAGTGTCGACCCCGAACCAGAACCCCGACGGCGTCTGGGAGCTCCCCCTCTACAAGACACTGGGCGGCGTCGGCACCGACCTGCGGGTGTTCAGCCACATCCAGGCGCAGGGCATCCCCAGCTTCCCGAGCGTCGCCGTGCGCAACCAGAAGATCCCGCAACCGGTCCTCAACCAGGCGTCGCTGATCGACACCCGCCCCGGCGTCATCCAGACCTGGCGCAACTCGGCGTGGCTCGACACGACACCGCTGATCCAGACCGGCAACCAGGTGTACACGACCAACGCCGGCGGCCACCTGACCGTGACCTTCCCCAACGGATTCGGCAGCCCGCCGGTGACCGTGCTGTCAGTGGGCATGGAGTACGCCGCGCTACCCGGAGCCGTCGCCACCATCCAGACCAACACCCAGAGTGGATGGCAACTGTTCATGACCAACGGCGCCCCGTTGATCAACGCGGTCGTGCGGGTCCACTGGATCGCCGTGGGCGCCTACCCGTAGGAGCGCAGCTATGGCCGACGTCGTCTGCCCCAACACCGAATGCCCCGAGCACCAGATCCCCAAAGCCAACCTGGCGGACTTCGCGGTGGACGAGATCAACTGCGGCGCCTGCGGAGGACCGGTAGAGCCGGCCGCCGCCGACACCCGCCGCCGGACACCGTAGGACCATGGCCGCTCACACCCAGTTCCCCCCGCCCGGCGCCGAACCGGTCGTGCGCGGCGACCCGACCACGATGGTGGTCCGCTTCCTGGTCCGCGGCGTCGACCAGGACATCACCGGCCGGGAGTTCCGCAGCTACGTACGCGACCGCATCGACGGCACCCTCGTCAACGAGTGCGAGGACTTCGCCGTGGTCACCCCCAACGACCTGCCCGAGCTGTTCGGCGAGACGCCGAGCTCGGTGCCGTCGGTGCTGCTGGCCAACTGGACCGGCGACCAGACCCGGCAGTGGGAGGGCGGGTTCGTCGCCGACATCGAGCAGTTGACCCCGGTGAAGTGGACGCCGATCATCTTCGACGCCCTGCGGGTCGACAAGGACATCTCCAACGAACCGGGGTCGCCGTGAGCTACACCCTCAACTCCGTGCCCGGCCCGAACCTGGCCCTCGACGCCAAGGCGGCGTTCACCGTCGACCTGGTGACCGAACCGGGCAACGTGATCGTGCTCGACGCCCAGGCCGTCGGCCCGCCCGGCCCCAAGGGCGATACCGGGGCACCGGGCACACCAGGGGGCGCGGTGGGGGCCGCCGGGGGAGTGCTCGCCGGGACGTATCCCGACCCGGGCTTCGCCCAGGACATGGCCACCCAGGCCGAGCTCAACGGCGTCAACGCCGCCGCCGTCCACCTCACCGGAGCGGAGACCGTGGCCGGGGTGAAGACGTTCAGCGCGCCCGTGGTCGTGACTGGCGCCAGCGTCTCCGTCGGATCTCTGCCGGCACAGTCCGGGACGGTGAGGCTGCCCAACGGCACCTCGATCTCGGCACGCAACGCCGCCAATTCGGCCGACCTGGTTCTCCTGGACACCGACCCATCGGACAACACCAACGTCCGGGGCTCAACCAACCTCTATCTCCAGGTCGGCGTGGGTTTCAAGCTCGCCCTCCACGCCACCTACGGGGAGCTGGCCGACGGCTACCCGCTGGCGTTCGGCACCACATCGGGCTCCAACATCGGCACCGGGCCCCTCCAGAAGATGGGGTTCTACGGTGCCGTCCCCATCGTGCGCCCCACCGCCACCCCCGTGGCCGCCGTCGACCCGGCCACGACGATGGCGCTCGTCAACGACGTGCGGGCCAAGCTGATCGCTCTCGGTCTGATCAGCTGACCGTCTCCTCGCCGATCACCGGCCCGCACAGCGACCCGTCGGGCAGCTGGTGCGTGAGGATCCCGCCGGGCCGCCACAGCGCAGCGTCGGACGACAGGAGTGCGTTGCAGGACGTGCACCGGTACAGGTACCGGTCCCGGTAGGTGACCTGGCCGGTCATCGTTTCTCCTTCCGCTCGGTCGGTCATGGCTCGTCGCCCGCCAACCGCCGGTCCACGGCGACCTCGATGGTGCAGCGCCCGGGCAGCTCGTCGGCGGCCACGCCGAACGCCCGGTCACCCGGCACCGCCACGGTGGCCGTCGCCCGCCAGACGTCCATGCCGTTCTTGCCGCCCCGCCGCCCGACGTAGGCCAGCTCCACCGGGTACTCACGGCCGTCCTCGTCCACCAGCCGCACGTTCACGGGCGCCGGCGGTAAGCGCTCGGGTCGGCCGCCGCGGAAGACACACCTCACGGCTCGCCGCCGATATCGGCGCTTATGTCAAGCACCCCGGAGCGCAGACGCTGCACGTACTCCCGGAGTGCTTCGGCGGGGACGAGTCGACGCCGGCCGATCATCACGGTCTCGATCTCGCCATCGCCGACGAGCCGGAACATCGTCGTGCGCCCGATACCGAGCGCGCGGGCGGCGTCGGGCCATACCGGGATCAGCACACGCAGCTCGGTCGTGGTCACGGCTCGTCCCCGAGCTTCGACCCGTCCCAGAACCGATGACAGGTGCCGCAGTGCCGGCGCTGCACGTCCCACGGGTCGTAGGACACCGCGCCGCACAACTGGCAGCGGTACGCCGTCGGCGGTTCGTCGAGGCCGAGCTCGGCCACGCGCTGGCGGTACCCGTGCGCCGCCACCCACCCGAGCGCGAACCCCATGCTGACCAGCAGCCAGCCCCACAGCAACGACCACCAGCTCACCG